CCGTCCCAGCCGTGCGGGACCGCGCGGGAGATCCCGTTGACGCGCCGCAGGTAGCGGATCCCGTCCGGTGTCATCCCCTCGCGGGCGGCGACTACCCCATCGGGCACTTCTCCGATCCCCTCGGGCAGCTCGACGCGACGGGGGCGCCCGCGTGTCTCGTCAGCCATTCTTCGCAGCCCTGCGCCGGAGCGCTGCGCGGTCAACCTCGCCGAGCGCAACCACAGCCATGACGCAGGCGTACACGCCAGCGTTGATCAGCGTCAGGGCGAGCACCCAGATCACTCGGCGACGCCGGGCGGGAAGGACAGCACGAGGCACCCGCAGCGGTTCCCGCCCTCGCACGGTCCGAGCGGAGGCCCGAGCGGCGTGGCGTAGAGCTCGTAATCGTCCGCCCCGAACACCTCGCCGTCGAGCGCCGCGCACGAGTCACAGGTGTTCGACTCCAGCAGGTTGCTGTACACGAACCGCTCGACGCCCTCGGCCCGCTGCTCCTGCGCGCGGCCCAGCCCGAAGAGCGTGTTGACGTCGCCTTGCGCCTGCATCTCCTCGGCGCCGCTCGACAGCGACTCGACCACGCCCCGCACGAGGCCGACGATCTCCGCAGCGGCAGGCAGCGTCCCGCCGACCCCTGCGACCTGGAGCGCGTCGGCAGAGGCAGCGAGGATGCGCGAGGCCGCTGCCTTGATCGTGGTGGCGACCACGGCGGCGATGCTCTCCTCGGGGTCGATGACGTCGAAGATGGACCGTTGCAGCCCCTTCGCCTTCTTCGGCGCGACCGCCCTTCCCGCGAGCGCGAGCGCGTCGAGCAGCCTGACAGCGTGCAGCGCGGGGGCGTGCGCGAGGCAGTCGTGGAACCGCTCGGGCGTCGGGATATCGCCACCTCGGCCCACGGTCGCCTCGCCATCGGCCACCGCGCGGGCGAGGGACGGGTCGAGCTCCATGCGCCGAAGCTCAGCGACGACGGACTCGCGCCCGCCCGAGTACACCTTGCGGAGCACCTTCGTCAGCGCACGACGCAGCTCAGCTTGACCGGGCACCGCGATCTCAGCGACCCGATCCAGCGTCCCCGCGCGAGACAAGAGCGCCCCGTAGACAGGAGCCACCGACTCCCGCCACGCGGTCAGCGCGTCGGCGTAAGCGCTCTTGCCTGCGTCCATCTGCCCGACCGTCTCGGAGAGCCGCACGGCCTGCTCGATGGGGCGCACGGGGCGACCTCGCGGACCCGACGCGAACGAGTCGCCCGACGCCCGCATGTACTGATGCTCCGCGGCGGCGACCGGCGCGTCCTCGGCGTCGTCCTCCACCTCGTCGGCGATCTCCCCGCCCTCGTCGACGACGGGCGCACCCTTCGGGGGAGGCGCGGGAGGCGGCTCCTCGGGCGCGGCCTTGATGTCGGGAGGGTCGGTGTTCTCCAACTTCGCCCGCCACGCCTCGCGCGTCTCCGCTGGCATCTCGGGCAGCATGAGCAACTCGCGCACGCGCCCCTCGATCCCACCGTCCAGCGTCAGCGCGCCCGACGCGATGGCACCGGACAGCGCATCGACGAGCGGCATGGGGTCGGAGATCGGCATCGGGCCGAACGTCAGGATCGGGTACGCGCGCAGGTCCGCGAAGTTCAGCGAGCACACCCGCTTGAGCGGCGCGGTGTCAGTCGGCCCCTCGGCGAGCGTCTGCACGATGTTGCGCGAGACGATGGACGCAAGCGCGTGGAACTCCTGCTTCTGCGAGCCGTGCAGCGCGTTCGATCCGACCCCATCGGTGCCGGTCCCGACGTGCTGCGCGAACATTCCAGCGAGCACCTCGCGCTTGAGCGCATCCTTGCTCTCCACGATGCCCTCAGCGCGGAACGGCACCTCATGCCACTTGACGCTGTACCCGGGCGGCAGCGAGAACCGGGCGAGCGCACCAGCGCGCAGGTTGCCCACGATGTCGTTGACGGTCGCGAGCTCGGCTGGGTTCGCCTCGGGGCTGATGATGACCTCGGGGATGCCGAACGCCGCCTTCTGCCAGCCCTGGATACTGAGCCTCGACAGCGTGCGCCACTCCTGCCATCCGCCCCACGCGGGGCGCAGAAGGCCCATCGGGTTCGGCTCGTCGCCAGCCGGGAGGAACCGCGCGAGCGCGACCTGCTCGGGGGCGAGCTTCACGAGGCGCTGAGGCTTCGCCTCGTTCGGGCCGACATCGCCGCCAGGGTTCGCGACCTCGACGCCCCACTGACGCTCCCCGTTGCGGCCAGCGTAGGGCACCCATGCTTCGATGTTCCAGGGCTGGATCGTCGCCATCTGGAGCGTCTGCGCGCCCTCCATGACGACCTTCCCTGCGTCGTCCCACACCGTCAAAGTCCTGTCGGTCGGGTAGTAGTGCTGCGCTGCGACGAAGCCGCGCCAGGGCAGGTCCGCGAAGATCGAGATCAGCCCGAGCATCCCGCCGCTACCCGCGCGGAAGTGATCGAAGATGCACGTTCGCAGGAACTCGGCGACCATCAGGTCATCCCGAACCCCGCCCTTCGCGGGCTCGACGCTCCACTCCCGCGACAGCGTGGCGAGCGTCCACGCGAGGCGCCCCGCTTGGAGCACAGGCCACTCGCGGACCATCTGATCGAGCTGCCCGAGCTGCCCGTTGCTCCCGAACCACTCGGCCTGCGAGAGCTTCCGGTTGTGGTCGGAGTCGACCGCCCCGCCGTTGACGGGGAACGCGCCGGGCACGAGCGCCATGCGCCAGTCCGTCGCGCTCGGCTTGATGAGCTCCGCGAACGCGCCGGGGCGCACGCTGACCGGGCGACCCGTCAGGTTGGCGGCGTCGACAGCGGCGCGAGGGACCACGATGGACACGGAGTCATTGGGATGCTGCACGCGAGCACGGTACGCGCCGAGGCGCGCGAGCGTCAACGACAGAGCGCGGGGCTACTGCGCGTCGAGCATCGCGACGACGGCATCGGGGACGCTCAGCCCGTGCGAGGTGGCGAGCGCGGCGAGGCGCTCGTACTCCTCGGCGGAGAACTTGACCGAGCGCCCGATGGGGCCGCGGCGGTTCTTGCGGGGGTCGCGCGGGGGGCGACCGGGAGGGCGGGTCACAGATCCTCCACTTGCGACCACATACGCGAGGGCAGCGCAGAAGGGGTGACGCCACGCAGACGGAGGAACCGCTTGATCACGCCGTTGGAGTACTGCGAGCAGATGGACTCCCAGAACGCTCGGCGGCTCATTCCGCCGACGACGCAAAGCGACTCGAAGTCATTGTTCAACTTGTCGGCGTGGGCGCTGATGATCTCGGCGGTGGTCATGTTCGTCTTGCTCCTCGTGTCGGCTCCGTGCTGACAAGTGAACAATAGGCGACGCCCGACTAACCTGCAAGCGCAGAGTGACGAATAATCGCACGTCGCTTAATACGACCCGTCCCACTCCCCGCCGTTCGTCCCGTCTGACCAGTGCGTCAGCACCGGAGGCGCTGCAGGCACGAGGCGAAGGGCAGCGTGCGCGACGACGGGGCGGATCTTCGAGGCGGGGCCGTAGCGAACGGCGTCCACCTTGTCCTTGTGCGGGCTCGCGTTCCCACCGTCCCACCGCTGGCACGCCCGCACGAGCTCGACCGCACCCCGGCAGATCCAGAGCACGCCCCGCGCGAAGGCGTCGTTCATCACGCGCACCCCGAGCCCGACCGACCCGGCCCCCTTGTCCGCCGCGACCATGCGGAGCTGCGTCCCCAGCGCCTTGAACGCCTCGCTGAACCGCTCGTTGACGGTGCGGCTCGTCACGTCCCCCTTGCCAGATGAGTTCGTGTCCCCGATGGCCTCGTCCACGTTGGCGAGCGTCAGCCCCCACCGCGCGACCATCTGCACCACCGCTTCGGCGTCCTGCTCGACGCTCGTCTGACCCGGCGAGAGGTAGCAGTCGAGCACCCACACGACGACCTCTTGCCCGCGGCCCGCCCAGGCGTACAAGACGATCACCTCCTTGTTCGCCTTCTCGCCGTGGTCAGCCGACACCCCGAAGCGCAGCTCGCCCGCAGCAGCGCACCCCGGCAGCGCGTCCCAATCGCCAGGGCGAGCCTCGAACGTGTTCCCCGGCCCGAACGCCGACAGCGTGCGCTCCGGCGCTGGCCCCTCCCACTCCGCGTCTCGACGCTGCGCGATCTCCCACGGAGCCATGTCTGCGATCTGGGCGAGCACGTCGGCCTCGGCCCTGTGCGGCACGCTCTCGGGTACGAGCCTGACGATGTGCTGCGACCACAGCGGCTCCCCGTTCGCGCCGAGCGGCACCTCGCCACCGGGCACGCCCTCCACGATGTCGCGGAGCCAGAGCAGGTCACGCGAGGCCCCGTGGTTGTCCACCGGAGTGAAGCCGACGATGACCGGCGCGCGGGTCAGCGCCGCCGCCCGCATGATCTCACCCCACCTCGCGCGCATCGGCGGTTCGTTGACCACCACGAGGTCGGCCCAGATCCCGGCGATGGCCTGCCCGTCCTGCGTGCCCGACCTGAACATGATCTCGCTCTCGTCGTGCCAGAGCACCGAGCGCGAGCCGCTGACCGAGTAGCCCCTGATGGGGTCGTACTTCGTGCGCTCGTGCAACTTCCCCGGAGGCAGCACCTCGTGCAGCGTGCGGCAGACGTCGCTCGCGTAGGCGTTGGCGAGGTCGGCGACGACGTAGAGGATGCGCGCGGGGCGGTGGGTCGGTCGCGGGCGCGTCGGGTGCTTCCCGTCGAGGAACAGCGCGCACTCCTCGGCGAGCTCCAGCGACTTCCCGATCTTGTTCGCGCCCCGCACGAGGATGCGGAGCGACGGGTCGAGGATGACGCGCCTCTGCCAGTCCGCGAGCCCCCAGCGTCCGAGCCCAGGCGTCCCGCGCAAGAGCGCAAGGTGCGGGTCGCGCTGGCGTAGCTGCTCGGCGAGGTCGGCGCGTTGCTCGGGGGTCAGCGCGCGGACGGCGGCGAGGAGATCAGGCGGTGCAGATGCGCTTGATGGCGTCATCGAGTGCTTCGGCCTGCGCGTCGGACATCCCAGCGACGGTCACGGCCCCGCTGTGCTCGACCTTGAGCGCGACCTCGACGCCGAGGATCTTCGCCTCGCAGTTCATCATCGAGGACAGCGCACCCCACGCGCCGTCAGCCTTCGCCGACCGCTGGTGGTCCCTGAGGCGCTGTAGGAAGTCGGCCCGCTCCGCTGAGGGCGAGTCCATCACGGTCGCCTCGCGCACGTCGTCGAGGACCATCGCGCGGTAGCGGTAGATGGTGCGCTTCTCGACCCCGAACTGCTCGGCGAGGGCGCGAGCGACGCGGGCCGACCAGCCGACCTCGTACATCGCGCGCTCGACGATATCGAGGCGGCGTCGGCCCTCTGCTGCGTCAGACATCGGCGGACGGCTCCAGAGCGCCCGAGCCTGCGTCCACGCCCGCCTTGCGCGCCCATGCGGTCCAGCGGCGGCGGATCACGTCGCAGTACCCCTCGCTGATCTCACACCCGAACGCGGTCCGCTTGTTCTGCGCGGCGGCGATGAGCGTCGTACCGCTGCCGAGGAACGGGTCGAAGATGGCGTCGCCGGGGTCGCTGTACGCCTTGATGAAGAAGTCGGGGAGGCCTGTCGGGAACGCTGCGCCGTGACCAAGGGCCGTCGTGTTCTTGCCTAGTTTGATCGCGTTCGATGGGTACGCGAGCCCAGCCACCTTCTCGTCGTTGGCGAAGATGTCGCCGGTAACGCCCTGACTCTTGGCCGTATCGATTCGTCCGCGACCGGCTCCCGAATACGCACCCGGGACGCTGGCCGACTCATGCCGAACGGCCTCGGGGTTGAACTTGAATTCGTAGTTGGCCGTGAACTGAAACACAGGCTCCCACCCGTTCTTGAAACGCCTGTGCGCCTCTACCGGCGTCCCACCATGAACCCAGATGAGTTCATCCACGAACTGCCACCCCCACGCCCGAACATGCGCGATGGTCAAGTCCTTGACGTAGAGCGACCGCTGCCCGTCGTCGCAGTGCTCCTTGATGTTCACGAACCACGACCCGTCCGCCGCCAGATGCTCGCGGACGTTCGACTGCACCGCGTCGAACCACTCGACGTACTCGTCGGGCGGGATGGGCTTGAAGCCGCTGCTCTCGTCGTACTTGCGCTGGCTCGCGTAGGGCGGCGAGGTGAACGCGACGTTGATGCTCCTGCCACCGAGCAGGCGAGCGACCGTCTCAGCGTCTCGACAGTCCCCGCACACCAGCCGATGCGGCCCGAGCTCGTACACCTCGCCGCGCTTGCTGACCGGCACCTCGGGCTGCGACTCCGCGCCCACATCGTCGGGCTGGTCGGCAGGCGGCGGCAGCACGAGCGACGCCATGAGCTCGGCCATGTCCGCGTCCGTGTACCCCATCGCCAGCACATCGGCCCCTGCGTCGTCGAGCTCGCGCAGCAGGTCCGCCAGCCCGTCCGCGTCCCACTCCGCGAGCTCGCCCAGCCGGTTGTCCGCGATGGCGATGGAGTCCGCTTGCCTGTCGTCCACGTCGAGCAGGACGCAGGGCACCTCGACGAGTCCGATCTTGATCGCCGCCTTGAGCCGGGTGTGCCCGCCGATGATCCGCATGGTCGATGCCTGGACGAGCAGCGGCGTCGTCCAGCCGTGCTCAGCGATGGTGTACGCGAGCCGCTCCGCAGCAGCGTCGTTGCGCCTCGGGTTCCTCGACCAAGGGACGAGTTCCGACACCTTGTGCATCTGCGCCGCGAGGTCATGTTTCATGGGACCGAGCATCTACGCCACTCCTCGACTTTCCTCCGAGAGTACAGCACCCCTCGCCGACCCGCACGACACGCTTGCACGCGCTAGACCGTACCCTGTAGCGTCTGCGCTACGGGTTCGGTCGTTGCGCGGTGCAAGCACGCTTCGGCGCGTCCCCCTCCTCCCGCTTCGGCGCGAGCCTCGGGTCCACCCACCCGCACTCAAAGCAGATCGCTCGACAGAGCATCACGCGCCCGCAGCCGCAGCGCCACGCGACGCCGATGGGGTCGCCGTAGGTGTGCAGGGTGCGTCTCATTCCCACGCCCCCTGCTCGCTCGACGCGAACCCGACCACGCGCTGGTAGTGCCCTTGCCACGTCAGCATCACCGACGCACCGACCCCGAACCGCGTCTTGACCGGCACCACCTCCAGCACCCCGCGCAGCTCCGACCCCTGCTCGTAGAGCTCCTGCCGGTGCAGCCCGAGGATCGTCGCCGCGCTCTGCTCCAGCGTCGTCCCGTAGGCGATGTCCCCGAGCTGCGGGCGGCGGTCGCTGCGCTTCTTCGCGTCGCTGTTCATCTGCGCCGGGAGCACGACGGCCACGCCGCAGTCCTTCGCGATCTGCTTCGCGAGCAGGCCGATGTGCCCGAGCTGGTCGATGCGGTTCGCTCGCGAGTCGCTCGACCTGACGATGTGCGCGTGGTCGATGACGATCCACTTCCAGCCGTGCCGCCTGACGCCCGCCTTCGTGCGGGACCAGATCTGCTCCATCGTGAGCATGGCGTCGTCGGTCCAGAGCATCGCCGTCTCCAACTCGTTGTGCGCCTTCCATACCGCCGCCGTGTCGTCGTCGGACAGTCGCCGGTCTTGGAGCGCGGCGTAGTCCACGGAGGCGCGGGAGGCGAGTCGACGCAACATCATCTGCGGGCGCGTCATCTCCAGCGCGAACACGCATCCGGGGATGCCGTGGTCGACGGCCCACGACACCGCGAGCTGGTCCGCGACGACGCTCTTGCCGGTCCTCGGCTGCGCGACGATGACGGTCAGCTCCCCGACGTAGACGCCCCGCACCGCGTCGTTGTGTCGCGCCCACGGGGTCCGCAAGACCTCGACGTCGGGCTCGGGCGAGCGGAGCCAGTCCCAGGCATTGTGGACGCTTTCACCCATCGCCTCGCACGTCGAGTCCTCTGCGGTCCCTGCGACGAGCCTGGAGGCCAGCGAGGCCCGCACATCGTCGGGATCGTCACCCTGCCCGACTCGCCCGGATGCGTCCGCGCAGTCGGAGAGGAGCGCGCGGCCCCGCGCCTTCCGCATCACGGTGTCGATGTGGGTCCGGATGCCGACGATGGACGGGACCGACGCGGGGAGGCCTGCGAGGTAGCTGTACCCGCCGACCTGTTCGAGCGTGCCCGCGGTCTCCATCGACCCGGCGAGGCTCACGATGTCGAGCGAGCCTGCGCGGTCGGTCGCGACCATCGAGCGCCAGACCTGCCGGTGCGGCTCGCGGTAGAACGAGGTCGCCTCGATGCCCGCCGCCGCCGCCTCGTG